ATGTTGGCGATTGTTGAGGATACATCTTCCGCAACTCCCACCATGTTGTATGTGACTAAGGTAGTCATAGTTTATTTCCTTATTGTAGAAAGATTTAAAAAGGGTTATCCAACATCCCAATTAGCCATCAATGCTTCTGCAATATCATCTATGTCATTACCTCTACTTGGACTATTCCTAAGTTTTTCTTGCGCGGCTTTCTGCTTGCTGATTCGTTGATCAGTTTTAGTTGGCGGTGCTTTCTTACTTCGGAGTATCTTTGTAGGTGCTTTGTTAGCTTTCTTTGTTTTGGCTACCTTCTTAGACTTGTCAAACATCATTGCCTTATGCAAAATCTTAATTACATTAGGGTCTGTATAATTGTTGACTGCATCTTCAGGTAAACCATTACCAATAGCGTGTTTCCTGATATCGTTGTATAGGTCGGTAGACCAATCAGGCAAATCTCTCTGAAGAACCTCAATACACTGCTTTGCGTTTTCTTGCTGTTGCATAGCCTGTTTTTGTTGGACTTCTGAGTAGAAACTATTGGCTTCCTCAGTGAGGAACTTAAGATCGCTTTCTGCCGCTTGCGCTTCAGCACGTAAGGCCGCAAAATCTTCTGCTTCCATTTGTCGTGAAGCTAAAAGCATATCGACTTCTTGATACGGCTTATAGCGTTCTTCGGCGCGTTTAAGCATAGCTTGTAATGACGCATCTGCACGTTGCAGAGCTTCAGTAGCTTCTTTTTTCTGGTTTGCTGTTTCTTGAGACTTTCGAGTGAGGGATGCTTCTTGACCGTAAAGACGCTTGAGATCTTTTAAAGATGCCTGCTTAGTTTCACCGTCAACAACAAGTTCAACAATAGTATCATCAGATAAACTGACTTCTTCTTCCTCTGTTGTATCTTCTTCTTCATCATCTTCAGTGTCTTCTTCGTCAGGGTCTTCTTCAGACTCAGCTTCTTCTTCTTCAGTTTCTTCATCTACCTCTATTTCATCTACAGATTCTTCTACTTCAGTCTCGTCAGTAGTTTCCTCTGTTGCCTCTAGACTACCTTCTTCAGATAGCTGATCTTTGTCATCAGCGTCTTTCCAGTTACCTAAAATGGCCTCTGCCGCACTATCCATATCCAATGCGGTAGTACCTGAGTTAAAAGCATTTTGCACGTTATCCTGGGACATGGTGCTTACTCCTCTTCAGTTGTGATTACTTCGTTTTCTTCTGCTTGATCTTCGTTAGCTTTAGCATCAATTTGATCTCGTACTTCTACTTGCTGACGTAGAGTATTTACGATATCAACTATGGCTCTGTAGTGACCGTAGGCTTCAGTACGCTTGTCTTCTTCATCGGGTGCTGATGACAAGAATGCTTGTACTGTTGAATCTACCATCATGTTCACAGTTTTAGTAAAAGCCTCTGTGTTTAACAAAGTTTCTGCGTCTGTTCCTAGATTTACTAATTGTTCATCGTTCATTTTTAGCTCTCCTTCAAGGGCTTGGGGTTGGTGAATGGGTTATCCATTCGGGCTTGCGATAGCCGTTATCTCATCTGCCTGTTGAGCAAGGACAAGTTCAGCACTATCAATCAGTTTCTTATGGTTAAGTTGAGCTTCTTTGAGATCAACATTGTCACTTTGAATAGCAAAGTTGTTCTCTGCCTTCATCTTTTCAAGCTCTATCTTCATTTGAGCATTTTGTACATCCATTTGAGCTTTCATCTCTCCAAGTGCAGTTTGACGCTCTTGAACTTCAAGCTGTTTCTTCATCATTTCTAACTGAAGTTCCTGTGCCGGATCAGGTTGCTCTGGTGGTAATTGCTCTGGGCTAGTCAAGTATTCAGCTACATTTTTGATACCTGAAAGTTCCATTACCTTGGATATAAGCTGGTATTGATTCTGTGGGGTGTACATCTTTTGGAGATTAGGATCGGAAGTAAACTGTTGGTGCATAGCCATGTATTTCTGGCTTTCTCTTTCCTGTTCTCCATAGCCAAGAGACATTTCAACAGTTACATCTCTTTTGTCAGCCCAATCACTTGGGTTGATCTGTACATACTCACCACTTATCTCTACTATCTTTTGTTCGGCTTCATTTTCAATACATAGCTGATAGATAGTCTGATACAAAGGCTTAAGGAATTGATTAGCAAAGTTACGCGCAATGATTTTTTGACGTTGCTGAGACATAGTGGCTAACTGCTCAACCATAGCCGCACTATTTTGCTTGCTTATAGCATCTTTGTTTAAACCTTGAGACAGCCTACTAACACCAGTAGTGTCCTCTTTGTTCTCGTCCAACATTTGTATTGTTTGGAACGTAAATGGGTTTAGAGGGCTTTGCATCATTGGTGCAATAGCATCAGGTCTAGTTATATTGACTAAGCCGCCTACTCTGTTATCAATTAGTTCTCTAGGATTGCTAAGACCACCCTTCAATACAGTGTATCTAGGGTTATTTGTAATCATTGCGTGATCAAGGATAGAACGTGTGAGTACTGTTCTAGCATTCTGTGTGGCAACTAGCTTGTCAGCAAAGTTATTACCGTAAAAAGCGTGAGGGATCGGAAGCGGAACAAATGTAACAAATGGTTTTCTATTTACCTTCTCTTTATCGAGAAGCACATTTCCGGCTTTTATTATCTTATAGAGTTCTGCAACTCCCGTCCCTTCGCAATCCAGTTCCATGTAGATTTCATAGACTAAGACTTCTCTTACTTGGTCTTGGTATCCGTGGGCATTAAACCCTCTGTCATTATTGATAGTGTCATGTCTAGATAAGACTTCTAAGTCAGTTCCCATAGTGACATCAGAGTGATCACCTATTTTATTAATAAGTTTTTCTGGGTAACCATCAAGCCGTAAGTCAGACAAAGTTTTCTTTGTTCTATGGGCACAAAACAACGCGCTATCCAGAGACTTTGGCTGTGATTCAATTAGAAATTCTTCTGGTGCAATGTTTTCAACAATGACTTGGCTTGTATCTCTAGTAACTTGAAGCTCTCCAGAAAGAAGTCCTATTTCATCTTCTGAGTATTCACCTAAAGATACATTTTCTTGGGCAAGCATTATGTCTAATTCATCTTCTGTAATATTTTCAAAATATTCGGAAACTGTTTCGTATTGCTCTTGCCAGAACACCTTTGCTATGCCTGCTCTTGCTATAAGTCCATCATGTATAACTGATGACATAACAGAATATAAATCGTTTTGCCTGTGGGCTACATAGTCAGTGTAAGCCGAGCAAACAGCCGCCATTTTTACATCATCAGCATTCTGTGGTGCAAAATGTACAACCTTGTTCCCTGCTGAGAATGTTTCTAAAAGTGCGGCCTTCATTGACTCGACTGCATCATAAACATCTAAAGACACATACTTAGAGTTACCGTCATGGATAGGTTTAGGCTTTGCGCCTGTGTAGTACTCCATTACGTTAGATCGCTCACGGCTAAGTTCGCTGTCGTGGTAGCCAACGGATCGTCCAACATTGTCATCTACGATAGCGACTATCTCTGTGTCAGAGAGTTTCTTGTAGTCTTTTTTCTTTGCCATAATTAAACCATCTCAATATAAAATGAGTCTGTGGATTCCACTGGGTTCCAAGCACCAGTATGTACATGATTTGCTAAAGCTAGAGACATAACGCAATCATCAAAGCATCCTGCCTCTGCCTGCATTGCACCGCTTTCTGTAACGATGTAAGTCAGCATTTCTCTTAAAGTTACCTTACAATTAAGTTCTAACTCTTCCTCTCTCATCGAGGCACGTAGTTGATCAATAATTAAAGGTTTTGTTTTTGCTGTTGTAGTGAAACCTAGCTTTAAAGTTTCTCTGTCAGTGAGTTTGTCTATCTGAGTTTCTGTATAGAAATTAGGGTAAGCCATATCTTTACCTAACCTAGTACAAGTCAAGATCCCATGTGAGTTGTTCTCAACACAGATGTAGGCTTCGTTGTAGTATTCTCCTAATGCAAAAAGAACTTCAGCAAAGTAATCTGGGTGAGCATGGCCTCTCCATATCGCTACTTGTCTTTTCTTAGAATCAAGAACTTGAGCTACTGAGTAGTCGCCACCTCTGACACCCATAGCGACATCAGCACCAATGACGTACTGTTCGCCCTCTTGGTGTTTCCTGTAAGTACTAAGCTCACCTCTAGCATTGTTAAGCCACTCATCGCCCTCTAGAGCTAGACGCTCTTGTAGATCTAAAGTTTTATCTAAAGATTTTGTGATTTGATCAGGGTTAAACACTGGACGGCCAGTAGTCAAAAAGGCTTCATCTGGTTCAGATGGATACTCTTGTCTAAAGAGGTCAAGGCCGTTCTGGGCAATCTTTCTGCGCCTAAACATAAGTTGTTGATCATCTAAATCATAAAGCCCAACTAACTCATTCTCATCAGGCGTTCTTTCAAAGTTTTCTGGGACTTTTTCACGGTATTCAGGATCAGTAAACCAAGGTATAAACACTGGTACAAAACCATTGCTACCATCAACCGCGCCCCTCCATAAGTCAGCAAAGATACCAGTCGCACCATTTGCTGTGGATTCGACAAATATAGCTGTTCCTGGAGAGTTAGGTACGGCCTGAGTAAGACCATTCCAATTATCCAACGCAGTACTCTTTTGCCAGAACGCCAGTTCTGAGGCATGGACATGGGTAAGTGTTTCGCCTCGTCCAATGCTATCTCCCCCTGCTGTTGCAACCACATAACTACTGTCAAGAACATCGAAATTCATTTCCCTCCTTGACGAGTATTTGGTGTGTGGTTTTAGTATCTCAGGACAGTGTTCGTGAAACCTTTTAGTCATATCAAACAGAGCGCGAGTAGAGTCTGCATGGTGAGTAATTACCATTGCTTTACAAGCCGCCCTTTGGCTAACTGAGTAGTAAAGGTAGCCGCCAGTGTAGGTAGACAATCCTTGCTGTCTTGCCTTAAGAATAATTACTCTTACTTTACCTTCGGTGGCTAATTGATCTTTAACTGCTTTGTCTAAGATTTGCTGTGCTGAATTTAACTTGAGAGGGGATATTGCGCCTACTTTTGTTCGTATCTTTAATGCGGCATTAGAATAGAAACTAAAATCATTCAGTAGTTTCTTCCGTACCTGTGCTAGTTTCTTGTGCATTAGGTTGCTCGTCCTCTTGCAGTAGTGATGCAAGGAAATCTTCTGCTCTAGATATAGAAACATCTGATTTACTTACTGGCTTAGACTTTGTGAAGTCCAACACTAAACGTGCGGCGGCTAACCTTTCTCTTGTCTCACCGACAAGGCGCATTACCTCTACCGCTGTAGACAAAGCCTCTTTCTGGTATTCGTCTTCAATGTTGTATTTATCACTCATAATTTCTACTACCTTTTTTGCATCTTTTTTGGCTTGTTCTCGCAGTGGAGCTATCGTTTCTTTACGGTAGCCGTCAGGTACGCCTTTAGGCCGTCCTCCGTTTTTGCGAGGTTTTGTTGACCACTCTTTTCTTAGCGCCCTTCCCTCTGGAGTTGACATCAGAGTCTTGAAATAACTGTTCTTTCGCGCTTTCTTTGGGTGAGTCAGTTCTCTTGGTGGAGACTTTGCTCTCTGTTTCCTTTCCTTTGTCATCTATGTGATCCTCTAGTAATTGCTCTACTATTTGCCTTGTCTCTTTACAGGTAACACAGTACATATTTGGAGTAAGCTCATACTTAAGCTCTAAAAATATTGATTGTTTCTGTGTGTGAGACAGTAGGTTACTTTGGTTTACTTTTTCTATAGCCGTTAAATAGGACACTAAGTCCATAGCTTTAGTATTCATCACATAACTCTCCTTATGTGTTTTAAGCTGATAAAATTCCTTGTCCTTCAGGCGTATTTTGCACAGAAGGTTGTTGTTGCTGTATGACTCTGTTTTTATAAGACGTAACGTACTTATAAATAGCGTTTGGAGGTATCTGCCGTATAAATAATGCTTTTTCTATAGCCTCCAATGTACTTACAGGATTTGCACCTAAAGTCAGTAGCATTTCGTCTAATTTAGAGTCTATAGCTTTTTTTTCAGACTGATTAAGAGATACGTCATTCTTTAATTCTTCTTTCAAACGCATTACAACTTGGTTGTTATCAAACTTACCCTGATCTCTAGGATTACGCCCAGATGCACCACTGACAGCTATTGCTGTAGCAAGTCCTTCTGGAGGCTCAATTGGCCTTACTCTACGCTTGCCTACTTCAGTATTTTGATCAGCTAAACCGTTAATGTATCTAACTGAGAATCCAGATACTCTTTCTCCATACTTCATGCTTTCGATTAGGCTTTCTAAATCTTGGCGTACTCCTGGATCAAGGTTTGGATCAGACAGCGCATCGGCTATCGTAGCTTCAAGTCCAGCCCTATCCATACCAGTAAATCTTTGGTAGATACCCTCTGGACTGTTAGGGTTTGGTGGACTACCTTCGTTATACATAAAGAAAGCTTTATCTCTTTCAGCTTGCCTTTTAGCTTCAGCTTCAGCTTGGGCTTTTTCATTTGCGGCTTTTGCTTTTGCTAAGTTTTTGTCTGCCTCGCCCAGACCATATATTGGAGCCATACCTTTATTCTTTAAATTTCTTTTAATGTAGCGTTTGACTTTAGATCTTCTTCCTGTAACGCCATCAATCAGTCTACCACCTACCAACGCGCCGACTTGGTAAGGGATAGACGCGCCTGCCGTTGCCCCTGCAACACCAGCGGCACTTATACCTCTTACAGCATTAGTTATAGCCGCTTGGCCACTGTAGTTTCCACCTGAAGGAAAAGGACTAAGGTTATCTGTAAGTTTGGAAACACCACCTTTAAGACCTGCATTGTAAAGTCTTGTTAATTCTTGGCTTTCTTGGACGGCGTTAATTAACCGTTTACCATCTGACGCACCTCCAACTAATCTTTTTAAAATCTCAAAGTCTTTTTGGCCTACGACTGACTTAACTTTATTCTTAGATTGTTGCAACAATTTTTTTACGGCAAATCTATCAGCTATTTCTGCTGAAGAAAGACTTTTGTCATTAACATTAAGGTAGGGTTTTAATTCTTTTTCAAATTTTCTTATATCCCTTTCTATTTCACTGTGGGCTAGTGTCATTAGATCCATAACACCATTTTGGGAAGCAGTATCCACATCTGATAAATTAAATTTCTTACCTTTTTCATTGCCTCCTCTAGCTAAAGCATCAAGACGCTGTGCAAGCGTGGCTTGTATAGCCCTGTTACTTAAATTAGCTGGTTTTCCACGAACAAGGCTTGCGCCACCTTGGACCGTTTGCGCTATTCCAGCATTTGTCGAACCTAAAGCAAACGCATCAATAGACCTGTCCTCTACTTCTTTCTGAGTATAGTCACCGCCTCTGGATGCCGCGCCTGCTATTGAAACACCTTCCTGTGCAACCTCAGTTACGCCCTCTATGCCTGTTCTTTTGGCTACTTCTTTGGCGGCATTGCCAAATCCTTTCTTATTAAGAGTGTCTACCATTTCTTTCGGTGTCATTTTCATCAATTTAGATGCAGGAATAACTTTACTTGCACCAAATCTATCTAAGATACCAATTAAAACACCTTGTCCAGTAGCTAATGCGGCATCATAGTCACCTACTTTTTCTTCTTGCTCAAAAGCGGCCTCTCCTGCACCCATAGTTCCACTTGCGGCTATTGTCCCAAGACCAACTATTGCGGCGGCAGGCGCAGATACAGTCGCTACTGCGGCAGTAGCAAGACCACCACCTAAAGCAACACCACCTGAAACTGAGTTTTCGGCTGTCTTCTCTCCTAGCCATCCCATAGCCGCACCAATTCCATCTTCATTAAAGGTGTCTCTAAGAGATTTGTTGTAATCAGGTCTATATCCACCCTGAGCTATGTCTTTATCTTGCTGTGCTACTACTTGAGTGCCGTAATCAGCTACTCCTTGCATACCTGTGGCTTGGCCTATTGCTTCAAGACCTTTACCCCCCATTCTTTGGGCTTGATCTACAGAGTATTGGAAAGCGTTGTCGGTTTCTTGAGGTTGCTGTAAATTAGCTTTTTCTTGCTTGTATGCTTTTGCCAAAATTTGGGCATCTGCTGTATTTCCTGCTTTATCTGCGGCTAGTAACGCTTTTGATAATCGCTGTAATCGCTCAGACATAAGGACACCGTTTGTTATAGATATTTATCTGCTACTGAATCAGCCTCGTTAGGCTCACTTTGCCCACTGCCATAGGGAGCGTAGCCAGTGTTTAGTAAGTTCTGGTAAAGTTGCTCTAGCTCGGCAGAGGCTTCGGCATCGGCTTGTACTCTAGTTTTCAATGAACCATCAGGATTTAAGTTACTAGGATCAAGTCTTTTAGCTTTGATAGCATTTAAGGCACTTTGCATTTCTAGCCATGCAATCCATGTAGCTTCCTGATTTTTACCTATTCTAGGAATTGGCTTCATAAATAGTTCCATTTCTCTGTTAGAAATAGCACCTTTAGTTTGGGCTATTGAGACAAGAGTGTTATTTACTACTTCCTGTTCTAAAGCCAATCTAAGTTCTGACCTTGGATTACCAACCGTGTTGTCATAAATTGATTTTAAAGTCCCATCAAAGAAACCGGTTACTTCATCACCTTCTTGACGCAATCTGTCCGCTAAGAACTTTTGCCTAGTAGACATTGATTTTGTGTTGACAAACATTTCTCTATCTTCAGTTTCTTGCTTTTCTTGCTGTGCAGTCTTTTTATTCATAGCCTGCAATTTACTGAGCATAGACATTTGATTTTGCTGTTCTACTTGAGCTAAACGTCTTTCTTCGTCTTGTAGAGAGCCATACATTTGTGTTCCTGCCCCGATAGAAGCTAGACCACCTTGACCAGAAGCCGCAGTAATTGCCCCACCAATACGCATAAGTTTTTCTCTCATGCCTATTCGAGGTATTCCCATACTAGTCTGATCTCTTTTGTTGCCTGTAGCTGTCCCAGACATATCTATGTCAGCCGCTTTAGCAATACCACGTAAAGTACCTTCTTTGTCTATTTTTGGGGCTTTTTCAGCAATAGTAGTTACTGGGCTAACCGACCCTTCGACTACTTCTTTGACTGCGGCTTCAATGGGCGTTTCTACTGGAGTGTCTACTGGAGTGTCTACTGGAGTGTCTAATTGTAGGCCACCACCATTTGGCATTTCACTATTCAAAGCACCGCCATTGGGTATGTTTTGAGAGTCTTGGCCTATTCCTAAAATGCCCTTGTAGTTAAATGGGTTAAAATCATCGCCTTTACGAAACCTTTTACCCTCTGCCATTTCTGGAAGATTTAAAGCTCCTAATGCAAAGTTACCTGTTCCTTCTACAGTGTCAGCAAAAAAATCAAGAACAGGGGGCGTTACTTTGCCTGCTATGTCGTATAAACCTCCAGCCACATCTCCTATGGCTTCTCCAGTATTTTGCCCTGCAATATAAGCTGAGTCCGGCAGTCCAGGAAGAGTGCTTGGGTCTAAATAATTAATACCCATACCAGACAACGGGCCGTGCATAGATTTTATACTATTGATTTTTCGCTTATTGGAATCTATCTGTGCCGAACTAAAAGAATCTGCGGCAGAGGCGGCATTTTGTTGCTGTGCAACCCTTGCCGCTATTTTTTCTGGCGTATTGTTGAAAGCAGACATTCTGTTTAAAAATGCCATCTCTCTTTTTTTACGCATAGATGCGTCATCTCTAGGAGAATAGATAGAAGAGGGAAATCCACCTCCCATACGGTAATTCTGAAAATCTTGGGCGGTAGCCATTATATACCTCCTCCTGGTTTGTAAGGAGATGTGTATCCTCCTATAGGTACTCCTTGGCTAATTGGTGCTGGCCCTCCTGTTCTTGGAAGATTATTGTACCAATCTTGGAAACCCATACCCATAGATGCACCTTGCATAGCTCCTCCAAATCCTGCCGCCATTGGACTAGCAGTTACTCCAACAGGGTTTTGTGGAGATTGATTTTGGGCGTTGCCCAATATTCCAGATTGATATTTTATTTGTTGATCTAAGTTAAAGTCGCGTTGCCTTTCAAATGCGCTTCTTTGATCATCTAAGAATCCTTGGTCATAAGCGCGTAGATTTCTGCCTGCGCCTGTCATAAAGTCACCCATTGCACCCATAGAGTTAATACCTTGTAAATATGAGTTTTGAAGACCTTGGTTTGCCAACATTTGATCTTTAAATTGTTGGTTTTGCTGTGATAGAGATTGATCCATGAGATCTCTGTTAATCATTGCAGTTGTGTCTGCTCTACGATCATCGTATCCACGGTTAGCCACAGCTTCAGCTACCCCTGCTCTAGACGAATTCATGTTCCCTGATCCACTAGCACCCATGTTGATGCCAGTAAGTGTGTTTTCTTGTAGATTTCTTAAGTCATCTCGCATTGCCGCGTTCACTAGACCGCCTGAGTTAGCTATGGCGTAGTCTTGGGCGTTCTGTAGTCTGTCTTGAGATCCTTGGTTGTAGAGGTCTTGATAGTTTTGAGCAAAGCCTTGGCCTGCTTGAGTGATATCAAACGCGCCTTGAGCGCCCAATGCACCCATTCCACCGATATAGTGGTTCCCTGCCAAGGAGTAAGGGTTTTGTCCGGCATAAGTCTGTCCTGTGTATGCGCCTATGTCTTGAGAGTTTTTTAAGTAGCCCTCTGCGCTCTTGTAACTATCTTCAAGGTATGGCTTTGCTAGGTTAAACCCTGCCATTTGTGCGTCTAGCTGTGCCTGCTGTGCTTTTCTTGCTGAACTAGCGGCACTAGCAGAGCCTAAAGCTCCTAGTGCGCCTCCAATAATTGCGCCCCACATAGGGATACCTCGTATTTAAGTTTTTTTGTATTTAAGAAATAACTCCAGAATCCTTTAAGTCTTGGATCAGAGTTAATAGAGTGTCAGTGGTAGTCGCTAAGTTAGGAGTAGTGCCATCTACTGCTCTTGTAACAGTAAAGTTAGACACGCTCATCTTAGGTGACTGCGCCCTGCTCAATGTGTTTTCAATCCTTTGTAGTTCATCCTCCATGTAGCGTTCTTGAGTAGAACCAGGAAGCTCTAGAGGAGCCAAAGTGCTAGGTATCTTGCGTACCTTTAGGGGAGGCTTTTTCTTCTTAAGGATTGGGGGTGGGTTACGCTTATAGCCAATAATAGGGATAGTCACAATTGCTACCTCCTACCAGTAGTTAAAACATCTAAGTCAAACCCTAGGAAACTAAAGTCTTTGTTATCTAGTACAGCCATCTTGTATGACAAGTATCTACCAGAGGCTCTAGTGTCTATCTTGTAGTCTGTAGCCCCATCAAAGGTAATACTACCTTGGTATGCTGTTGCATTACCTAGTAGGTCAGAAGAACCAAAGGTAAACACAAACTGCTTGTCTGGGTTGCTAGTGTCTACTTGAGGGAATATCTTAGTAATAACTTTGTAGCCACTAAGAGGAGACATCTCATCTAGGTCTATGCCTTCTCTTTCTAGGTAAGGACTCTTGTTAGCCTCAGTGTCTAAATCAAAAGATAGGCTACCTGAGTCGCTTAGGTCTAACCCATAGAGTTTGTCTGAAGTAATACCATCTAGGCTAGAGTCTTCACCTACAAACAGACTGTGTACATCATAGCCTGCCTCTTGAGAGTAGTAGCTACCCCCTATGTTTTCATAGGTATTAGAGTTCTCATAGGTAGCCGATGAACTGATAGTGCCATGAGTAGAACTAGAGACATTAGGTAAATCCATGAATGACCAAGTTTGACTTTTGTAATTAAACACAGCGGCTCTATTGCATCTGTCACCATTAGTATATTCAGCCATATCATCACCAGATACATAGCAGAACATCACTTCGTCTAACTCAGGATTATGGTGTACAAAGCATCTATTAGTCTTAGCTGTATTTAAGCCACCAAAGATATAGTTACTGACTCTTTCATCACATATAGATTGCCTAGTGTTTGAGTCATGGATATAGATATCATCATGATCAAAGACATAGTGTGCGCCCTCAACTTCAGCTATACAGTTCTGGTTGATAACGCCACAGTCACTAAAGAGTTTTCTAAAGTTATGTATAAACGTACCACCCGTAAACTCCATAAGCCAAACTTGATCTTTAGAGTACACAATGAACTTAGTGCCTAGAGTCATACCATCGACTATACCTGTCTTCATCTGTACTAAGTCATTGAAGCCTGCGGAGGCTGTAGTATCAGCCTCGTTCCATGTGCTAGGCACACTGTTGGCTAGGGCAGGCGTAGAGAATCTAACTCTAGAAGGAAAGTTGTTACCACCCTCTGTAGTGTTTAGGGCTATTAGGAAGTCCCCATAGGCTCTAATAGATTCAGCCCTATAGCCAGTAGGCCAGTTAGTTAAGGTAGCAAAGTTACTACCACCATTAGCCATAAACACTGGTGGCTGATCTATACGATTAATGTAAGTGATATCTGCCAGGGAAGTACCAGTGAATGGGTGAACACTAGCTGAAGTAGCCGACAAAGAACCTTGCTTAGACACTAATGCACTATTGGCATAAGCCTTAAACTCATAGGTATCAGACACAAGAATAATACTAGCAAAGTTACCACTAGAGTTAGCCGGAACACCATAGGAGAATCTTGGGTTGAATCCTAAAGAATCCTTAATCTTTCTAAAGACAGGAGATCTACCTACTTTACCCTCATCAAACCTTACGTTCTTAGCTTTAGTAAACGCATTGATCGGGAGAGACGCAGGGCGTATGTCTGTGACTACACCAATGTCACCTACATCTCTTACTGGCAATAGCTGTCCCATTTATTGAGTCCTCTTAAGCTGTACGTTTCCACATATAGACCACTACGTATGGCTGTAAGTTATTGTGGGCTTGACCACCACCAGTTGAATTAGTTGTTAAGGAACTTGTGAAGCTAGAGTCACCATCTTCAGAACCATTAGCACCTGATCCCCTTGGATTCTCTACTCCATTGATACTATGTGTGTGCGCTGGCATCTCATTGATGGACAACGTGTGTGTCTTAGCGCCCCCTACCAGTACAGAACTACCGTCTGTAGAGGAAGCCACAAAATCACTATCAGGGCTAGCCGCATCATCATGGCCTACCATTACTCTACCTTGTCCAAAGGATACCCAAGTACCACCAAAGACTGCTTGAGGGCTACCACTGGTTATAGCCGTATAGATAGCACCTATAGGATAAGTAGAGTTAAGAGCTTCAGCTTTAATTAAGTTCCAAACTTCAGCCGCAGTAATACCTGTAGCTAACGCAGGGGTTACTTCACCACCGCTATCTGTAGCTGTAGTTATGGCTCCCTCAGTAACACCCAATAGTGTTCTTAGGTTAGCCGCAGTGACTCCTGCTGAAGTGTTAATACTTGGGCTAGAACCATCTGATGTTATAGCCGACACTGGTTCAGCTACCTTAGTATTAATAGCTGTATGGGTAGCCGTAACTGCTCCAG